GAATGATTAGAGGCATCGGGGGCTACAGGCTCTCGACCTATTCTCAAACTTTAAATTGGTAAGAACCCGGAGACATATAATGGCATTAACATCACCAGGTGTACAGGTTAGCGTAATTGACGAGAGTTTTTACACTCCGGCAGAACCAGGTACAGTACCAATGATTTTTGTAGCTTCGGCTTCAAATAAATCAAACGCAGCAGGAACAGGAACAGCAGCAGGAACACTAAAAGCAAACGCAGGAAAACCTTATTTGCTTACTTCCCAAAGAGATTTAGCAGACACATTTGGGGATCCGGTATTCCAAGTAGATGCAAACAACAATCCGATCAACGGAAGCGAATTAAACGAATATGGTTTACAAGCAGCATACTCATTACTAGGAGTTAGTAACAGAGCATGGGTAGTAAGAGCTGATATTGATTTAGGCGAACTAGAACCAACAGCAGACGAACCTACAGCTAATCCAACAGCTGGCACATATTGGTTTGACACATCAGATTCAGAAATAGGCATTTTCGAATGGAACGCTTCTGCTATTACAGTAACTGGCGGCCAAACATTTTCAAACAAAGCGCCTATTGTAATTACTGACACAGCAAAAGTTGTAGATTATGCTGGCGGAGACTACACACCTAAAGGTAGTGTTGGTGCAATAGGCGACTATGCACTAGTTGCAGTAACAAGTTTAAACAAACTATGGTACAAAAATGCAAGCGGTGCATGGGTAGCAGTAGGAAGCGACAATTGGTCTAAATCATGGCCAACTATTAAAGGATCTGTTGCAAATGCAACAGCAGATGTCTCGAGTGCAGGAAATATAGAAATTAATGGTTCTTCTATTGCAGTAAGTAATGGTGATACACTTTCTGTGATAGCAGGGAATATTAATTCTGCAACAATAACAGGTGTTAGTGCTGCGGTAGTTGATGGCTATTTAGAAATTTACAGTGACGGTACAGGTTCAGCAGCAGTTGATTCTACTGCAAGTGGCGATATTTTAATTGGCGGGACAGCAGCTACATTGACATTAGTAGGTATTACTGCTGGTACATATTTTCCACCTATAGTGCAAATAAGCAAGCATACTTCAGTACCAGCCTTTAAAGATACAGATACAGCATTAGGACAACCTAATGGTGTAAGTGCAAGACCAACAGGAAGTATATGGTTCAAAACAAGTTCGCCTAACAAAGGTGCAAATTTACTTGTTAAATTATGGAACAGCGAAACATTATTATTTGATACAGTACCTTGTCCGTTGTATGACAGTTCTGCAGATGCACTATATGGCTTAGATGCAACAGGCGGCGGCGCAAATTTATCAATTGGTAATTTATTTGCAAAAACAAATGTTGCAGATGATGTACAAAAACAATTTACATTTAGTTTTTATAGAAGAAAAGTTGCTGGTGAAACATCTATAACAAGTAATCCAATTACAGGCTCTGCACCTGGTGCAAGAGGCGCAGAAACATTTACTATTCAGGCAACTGACGATGGTACCGCAAGTTATTCTTCCGCTACAACTGTAACTGTTACAACAAACGGTTCTACAGGTGATGCAGACGATATTGCAGATGCTATCAATGCTTCTAATATTACAAATGTTGTTGCTTCTGTAGATGCCAGCAATAGACTAGTAATTACTCATTCCTTAGGTGGAGAGATTAAACTAGTTGATACAGACGGATTGCTTACAGCATGCGGATTCCAAGCAAAAGACGAAGCAACTCCTGTAGCTGAAAGTTTATGGACAGCAAATCTTTATTATGTAGATGGAACTGATGCAAGCACATCCCCTAAACAACTAATTGCAAGCAACTGGAATGATTTAAACTATACTGCAAGTGCAGACAGTGTTACTTCACTTGCTTCAAATGGTCAATTGTGGTATAGCAGTGTAGTTGACGAAGTTGATATTATGATACATAACGGAACTAATTGGGAAGGTTATGGCAACTATTATTCTTCAGCAACTGATCCTAACGGACCTATTGTTAGTGCAAGCATGCCAACAGAACAAAGTAATGGTGGATCGTTAGTAACAGGTGATATTTGGATAAGCACAGCAGATCTTGAAAACTATCCAACTATTTACGTTTATAATAGCACACGCGGTAATACAAATGTTGTTAGATGGGGTTCTGCATTAGATACTTCGGATCAAACTACAGAAAATGGTGTACTGTTTGCAGATGCACGTTACGGAACAAGTGGCGGCACAGGAGGAACTAATCCAACTGCACCTAGCGGCACCATTGCAGAATTGTTAGTAAGCGATTACTTAGATCCAGACGCACCTGATCCAGCATTATATCCAAGAGGTATGTTACTATGGAACTTACGTAGAAGTGGATTTAATGTAAAGCGTTTTGAGCGTAACTACATAGACACAAGTGCAGAAAATGATCGTTTTGGCGACGAAGCAATGACAAATTATTATCCACATCGTTGGGTAACTGAGTCAGGAAACCAGCCAGATGGTTCAGGAAGTTTTGGACGTTTAGCACAACGTAAAGTTGTTGTACAAGCATTACAAGCTGTTGTAAACAACAACGACGAAATCCGCGACGACGAATCAAGATTGTTTAACTTAATGGCAACTCCAGGTTATCCAGAACTAATTGGTGAAATGATTAGTCTAAACTTTGACAGGGGCTTGACAGCATTTATTATTGGTGATTCTCCTTTCAGACTAACACCAGATGCAACTTCACTTAACGAATGGGCAACTAACGTTAATGCAGCAGTTGAGGATAACGACGACGGCTTGGTAAGCAGAGATGAATATCTAGGCGTATTTTATCCAAGCGGATTTACAAGTGATAACTTTGGTAACAATGTTGTAGTTCCGGCTTCGCATATGATGCTAAGAACTATTGCACTGAGTGACCAAGTTAGCTATCCATGGTTTGCACCAGCAGGTACAAGACGTGGTGGTATTACTAATGCAAGTTCAACAGGTTATATTAATAACGAAGGAGAATTTGTAAGTGTAGCACTAAATGAAGGTCAAAGAGATACATTGTATGCAAACAATATTAACCCAATAACATTTATTAGCGGTGCAGGACTTGTAAACTACGGACAAAAAAACTCGTTCGAGAGGTGCAAGTGCATTGGATAGAATCAATGTTGCAAGATTAGTAATTTACTTACGCAGTCAATTAAATCAGCTTGCTAAGCCTTACATCTTTGAGCCTAACGATAAGATTACACGCGATGAAATTAAACAAGCAGCAGAAAGTTTAATGCTTGAGCTTGTTGGACAAAGAGCATTGTATGACTACTTGGTAGTTTGTGATGAGTCAAACAATACTCCATCTAGAATTGATCGTAACGAACTTTATCTGGATATTGCTATTGAGCCAGTTAAAGCGGTTGAGTTTATTTACATTCCGCTACGCTTGAAAAATACAGGCGAAATAGCAGGGTTGTAATGTGATAAATACTATTAGATTAGGAGCAGATTAAATGGCAATTTCAACACTATCAAGAATTACAGTACCACTAGCAAGCGGTGATTCCGCTGCTAGCCAGGGCTTGTTAATGCCAAAATTACAGTATCGCTTTAGAGTGACACTTGAAAATTTTGGTGTTAGTACACCAACAACAGAACTTACAAAACAGGTTATTGACGTAGGTCGTCCAAATGTAAGTTTCGAACAAATGACTATTGATGTTTACAACTCAAAAGTATATCTAGCAGGCAAACACGAATGGCAGCCTATAGAATTAAACTTACGTGAAGATGTAAACAACAACGTACAAAAACTAGTAGGCGAACAGCTACAAAAGCAGTTTGATTTCTACGAGCAGTCAAGTGCAGCATCTGGTCTAGATTACAAGTTTACAACTAGAATTGAAATCCTAGATGGTGGTAACGGTGCTAATACACCAACTGTACTAGAAACATTTGAGTTATACGGATGCTATTGTGAAAGTGTAAACTATAATCAGTTAGCATATTCTAATTCAACAGATCCAGCTGAAAATGGATGGCGCTGGAGCGCGCGACCCATGCCGGGCCGTAGAGGCAACGCGTGCGTAATGCCACGCCTCTATGAGTAGGAGGGCGCGTAGGTGGCACGGAAGCGTGGCGTGTGAACGCGCGTGGAGCCGCCGTCGCTGCAGATCTTGGTGGTAGTAGCAAGTATACAAACGAGAACTTTGTAGACCGAAGCGGAGAAGGGTTCCATGTGAACAGCAG